AATTAAAGTGTAAAGATGTCATAACTGTTAATGTAACTTCTACTACTAATGATGCACAAATAGAACTTGGTTCTGGTAGAACTGGTAACGGTTCTTCTTACGTAGACCTTATAGGAGATGCAACATACACAGATTATGGTCTCAGAATTATTAGAAATAATGCAGGTGCTAACGCTTCTTCAGAATTTAAACATAGAGGTACAGGACAATTGGCTCTAGTAACACAGGATGGTGCAGCATTAACTTTAAAAACTAATAATACAGAACGTATGCGTGTTACTTCAGCTGGTAATGTTGGTATTCAAGATGATTCACCAGTACAGTTACTACATTTAGATGAAGTAGCAGGATTTGCAGTAGGCACAGGAAGTTCATCTTCAACATCACAATTTACACTGAACTCATTTAGTGCATCAGTATTTAGAAGTGCTGAGTATACAGTGCAAGTTACAAATTCAACAGATAGTGATTATCAAACTTTAAAAATATCATTATTCCATGACGGAACAACAGTTTATTTAACACAATACGCTTCTATATTTGACAATGGTGCTCAGGCAACCTTTGACGCAGATATAAATAGTGGTAATGTAAGATTAAGAGCGACGCCAGCAAGTGGAGACACAATGGCGTACAAGTTTATTAGAACAACAATAGAGGTATAAAATGGGAACTAAATTAAATTTTAACATTGAAGACGCAGGTTTATCTGTAGATGGCAGTGAAAAGTTTAACTCGAGTGGAGCTGCACAAAACATAACTATAAGCGGCGACAAAATTACATCAGGTACTGTAGCCAGTGCAAGACTACCATATACCATTAGAACAAATGCTCCAACAGGCACTGAATCAACATCTAGTGGACACATATGGTTTATATACTCGAGTTAATAAATGGCAATATATGTTAACGACAGCGGAACACTTCGAGAGATTTCCTTTTTGGCAATCAACGATAGTGGTACGCTTAGAAGAATCAATGAAGTCTATGTAAATGACGGCGGCTCTCTTGAAGGGCCGTTCACCATTACACATCAAACCAGTAGAAATACTGCAACTTCAACTTCTACCATTTCTGGTTTACAGTTAACAACATTTGACACTACTACAACATTCAACACACAACAAAGTACAGTTACTACAACTGTATTTGATACTACAACTACATTTAATACAAGTAAATCAACAGGAAGTTCAAGAAGTACAACAACTACTTTTGACACAACTCAGACAACAACAACTGCGTTCACTACTACAACTGCATTTACAACTACAACTACCTTTACTACAACACAAGGTACTACAACTGCGTTTACTACAACTACTGCGTATACGACTACGACAACATTTAATACAAGTAAAACAACATCGACTACAGGTTCTACAACAACTGCGTACGATACAACTACTACTTTTGAAACTAATCAAAGTACCACTACTAATTATAATACAACAACTGCATATACAACTACATATGATACAACAATTAGTACAAGTAGAACTACAACATTCGCAACTGATACAGCATACGTAGATAATACAGGACAGTCTACCACTAGAACTACAACCTTTACTACTACTACAGCTTATGAAGATGCTACTGCTTACGCAACAAGTAGAACAACTTCTTTTGCCACTGATACTGCATATGTAGATAATACAGGTCAATCTACTACCAGAACTACAACATTTACTACTACTACAGCATATACAGATAATACAGGTCAATCTACAAGTAGAACAACAACATTTGCTACAACAACTGCATATGTAGATAATACATCACAGTCAACAGCATACGATACTACATTTGCCACAAATACTGCTAGAAATACAAATACAAGTAGAGGTACTGCATTTACAAATTCAACTTCTTTTGCAACTAATACAGCAAGGAATACAAACACAGCTAGAAGTACAGGATTTACTAATTCAACAGGATTTACAAATAATACAAGTAGAAGTACAGGATTTACAAACTCTACTGGATTTACAAACAACACAAGCAGAAATACTAGCGGAACTAGAAATACTAATACAAGCAGAAATACTATTAGTATATTAAGTTTCTGTCCAGAAGGCGGTACTGATTATACAGAATTTGCTACTAGCTTTACAAACTCTACATCATTTAGTGGTTCAACTTCTTTTGCAACTAATACCTCAAGAAATACTAATACAAGTAGAAATACATCATTTGCTACAAACACAGCAAGAAATACTAACACAAGTAGAAATACATCATTTACAAACTCTACTGGGTTTACAAATAATACTTCTAGAAACACTAATACAAGTAGAAATACATCATTTACAAACTCTACTGGGTTTACAAATAATACTACACAAGGTACAAGTAGAACAACTTCGTTTGCCACAAATACTTCAAGAAGCACAAATACTTCACAGTCAACTTCTTATACTACAACATTTGCGACAAATACTTCAAGAAGTACAAATACTTCTCAGTCAACAAGTTATACTACAACATTTAGTACTAATACAAGCAGAAGCACAAATACTTCTCAAAGTACATCATATGATACTTCAGTTACTACAAATACCAGCAGAAGTACAAATACTTCACAGTCTACTTCGTATACAACAACATTTAGTACTAACACAAGCAGAAGTACAAATACTTCTCAGTCAACATCTTATGAAACTTCTTTTGCGACTTCAAGAGCAAGCTCACGAAGCACAGGAACAAGTAGGACTACGACTACAACATTTAATACTACCCAAGCAACGGGTTCAAGTAGAAGTACAGCAACTGCGAAGAATACAACAACAACTTATGAAACTTCTCAGGGAACAGCAACAAGTAGAAGTACAGCTTCAAGTAGAAACACAACTACTACTTTTAATACTACACAAAGTACAGCAAGTTCTAGAAGTACAGCGTCTAGCAGAGATACAACAACAACATTTGAAACAACAACAAGTACAACTACTGCATTTGACACAACAACTACTTTTGAAACAAGTAAATCAACATCAAGTTCTAGAGGTACAACAACCACTACAACATTTGAAACAACAAGGGCATCTGCTACAAGCAGAAATACTGACCACTTAACAACAACAACTTTCAATACTTCAACAACAGTATTTGAAAGAACAACCGCCAGCTCAGCAGGAACTCTATTTGATACAGAAGTGTCAAGTCTCTCAGATTATGGATTCTCTTACTGGGATGGCTCACAATGGAGCGAATCAAACTAATGGCAGGAAATTTTGAAAAAGAGAAAAATATTACACCAGAATATGTAAATAACAAAATGGAACATATGTTAACAGCGATATATGATGTAATAGAAGAAAACGAACATAGAATGAGAAGAATGGAAAAAATACTCTTCGAGCTACAGAATGGTAAAAGCAAAGAATAAATTAGAAGCTCTTAGCACGAACGAAGAGGTAGGTGATATAGTAACTCACTGGATGAAATCAGGTTCTGCTTTTAGAGCGTCCAATGACTTATTAGAATTAAATGAGTTTGGTAAGAATCTTTTACCTAAAACTCACAGAGGTTTACCATTTGAATATGACATATGGTTTAATACTAATGAGAACTATACCATCAGAAAATGGTTATACACAGATTTTATGGGTAAAGGGTTATACTTTAGAGTTCCTTCCGTAAGGATTAATAACAGACTGTTTAAGGCGATTATAAATTCTGACATAAAGATAGATGAAGAAAGAATTGCCAAAGTGATGGATAATTTGCAGAACAAATATTATCTACAACCGAGTGAAAATTTTTATGATAAAGTAATATTTTTACCAGGCAGTAACTTATTATGTAAACCTGATTGTATTGATATTAAAAGAGTCGATAGATTAGTAAGAGAAGGGTACATAGTAAAGCCACACCCAATAACTGCTCATATATTTATAGCAGAGTTAAGGGCAAGATATGGGCATGATAAAGTGCTTGGTAAAAAAGAAGGTGGACATGAGCTTCTTCTAAACGCAAGTAAGATAGCGACTGCACAAAATAGTGAAATGGGTATAGTTGCATTACTTCTAGGCAAAGATATAGAAATGGTTTCTTACCCTGTAAAAAAGAGAGAGAAACGACTACTTACTTATGAAAGTTTCTATGAAGCATTAGCAAGGACTGATGCAAAGAAAACAGTATTAAAACTGTTCTCGGCAAAAAATTCAGGAATAATTTTTAATTTTGACGAGGACGCAGACGAAAGGCTAGAAAAGTATCTAGCAAACTTTTGGGAATATAAAATAGCATTATGATAGAAATAGTACATCAATATAAAAAAGACTGGAGTATGTTTACTCTTGCCTCTTTATTAGGAAAAGCAGATAACTTTGCTAGAATCCATTTATATGTGCAAGAGCAAGACTGGGAAGATGCTCCTATAGCATGGGCACTAGAGCATTTTGATAATATAAAAATTTATCAATCTTGGTGGAAAAGTGAAGAAACTGCAAAGATGGTATGTCATCTTAAAAACTATTGGGCAGATAAAAGTCCTGGTCTAAATAAAAGAATATTAGTTGCTGGTGGTAATAGAATATTTTTAAGAGAAGTAGAACAAGGTAACTTGCCTGGAGAGGATTTCTTTATGAAAAGTTTAGCATTTATTTCTCACAAATATAGATTTAAAGACCACCCACAATTCAAGAATTATTATTCACGACTTGGTTCACCAGTAATAGAAAATGCCGCAACACAATTAGACCCAGAGTTAATACTATTTAACTGGCATGTACTAAAACAATTTAAAGACGAAGATTTATTTTTCCCTGGTGGAGACTTACCGCAAAACTTTTATAGTTTAGATAATAGAATAGACTCTTGTACTAATTTAACATTGATGAAAAAACTAAAATTATTTAATCATGGTATGATGCCTTTATATATGAATGGTTGCGTAGATATGTTACTACATAAAGACGCACTAGGATTAAAAGAGGTAGCAGATTATAATATTCTACTTAGAAAAGGATACACTCTAAATGTTCAACATAGATGGGCATATAGAGATTATACAGCTATACCAATTAGTATACAGTTGGGTATTCCTTGGGATTGTTACACAAGTCTTATAGATAGTATTCCAATTCAATTTAGAAACGCAAGGTTAAATGAAAAACTTTTACAAAAAGCACAAAAACAAAAAGAAACTCTTGGGAAGTTATTACAAACTGGATTTAAACTAGGTAAACTTTAATATCTCTTCTTCAAGGTCTGATAAAATTTTCCACTCTATCAATCCTTGATTTCTCATATCAAGCACAAGTTCTTTTTCTTTATTTGAATGAACACCGCCTTTTTGGGTGTTGACTGGCATGTGCCAACTTGATGGATTATCTTGTCCTGTCTTGAAAGGCAACTTCTTAGAAAAGAAATCGAAACCTATCAAAGTAATACTTTTACACTCACACTTCAACAAGAAAAATAATATTGCCATAAATCCCTGAGAGGGTCTCCACCCTACAGGATTATTTGGAATCACTCCCATCTTTTTATGTATATCTATAATCTCTTCGTCAGAAAACATATCTATATATTCAAAATCTTTGGGTAATTTAGTACTAGGAGCTACATTCATATGAATACGACTACGATTAAACAAAGTAACACAATCAAAAAAATGTCTTGCATTTACTCGCAAATAACCTGTAACCCATATGTCTGTTCTAGAACCTAGGCTTGTTTTATAATCATAAGGAGCACCTCTACCAAAACGAACAATAGTATCAAAAGATTCTATATAATCTCCGTACTGATACTGTAGAATCTCTACTGAGTTTCCAACAAGTATTAATCTTTTATCTTTTGTAAGTCTTTGTAAATCTTTAACCATTCTGTTGAGTATAGCATGTCATCGTGTATATCTAGCCACGGCCCACCATCTGTAAAGTGAACTGCTTTTGCAGCTGGGAACTTGTAATAATTTACCATAGCATTATATTCTGCAGGTAAATCTCCAATGTCACTTGTCCAGGCAAACTCGTGTAAGTCTTTTCCAGACCAAGAATTTACTAATTCGCTAGTTAATGAGAAACATTTGTGATTATTAAAATACATGAGAGATGACCAGTATTTTTTTGGATAAGACATATTTGCTTTGCCTTTCATCTTCTCATGTGGTGTTGTTAAAAAGGGGGGATGTTTGACTACCCAAACACTTGGGCACTCCATAAATAAAAGAGTTCTTGCTTTTACATAATCTTCAATTTCTTGTGGGTCACATCTCCACATAAAATCTCCATCACAAAATAAAGCATGACCTTTGTAGTCAGAAAGAAAAGGTACAAGAAAGCGAGTAAAAGCAAATTCTGTACTTTCACCTTGATACTCTCTTGTATATATTCCTTCTTCTTCTAATTCATCTTTGACAAGGGGTATAATCTCATGGTTTGAGTTATATCTACAAATAGACTCCGCACAAACCTCAAATGATTCAGGGTATTCACTATCATACCCTATGAATATTTTCATACCTTAAGTCTTTCGCCTAAATCATTTACATATGCTTGACGAGCTGTTTTCAATGCTGCAAGTTCATTTTGAACTTCCATTGTTTTAACATCACAAAACTTAATAGCTTGTACTAAAGATTTCTGTTCATCACTCATATCTTCTATGCTAAATTCCTTGTCGTCGATTTTAATTGTATCGTTCATTTAAATACGTCCTGCCAATTTCCTTGTGTACTTGCCTTAGCATACTCGGTAGCACGGTTTTCAAAAAAGTTGGTATGCTCAACTGCGTTTACTTGCATATCAATCCAAGGCAACGGATTTACCGTGCTTTTAAAGATAGCTTTCATTCCAAGACCTAGTAATCTTCTGTCGGCTATGTATCGGATATATTCCTTTACTTCCCGCGCAGTTAGGTCTGGTACTGTAACTTTGTTAAAACAGACATCAATAAAATTATCTTCTAATTCTACTGTCCTCTCGGCGGCACAATAAATTTCATACTTTAATTTATCTGTCCACAGTTCTGGATTCTCTCTCATAAAAGTTCTAAATAGTTCTGATAAGCCTTCTACATGTAGACTCTCATCTCTAATTGACCATGTTACAATCTGCCCCATACCTTTCATTAAGTTATGTCGTGGGTAGTTGAGAAGTATCGCAAAACTACTAAATAGTTGTACTCCTTCTGTAAATCCACTATAGACTGCCATAGTCTTTGCAATATCATGTTTCGTTTCCATACTGAAATCAGTAAGGTAATCGTGTTTGTCTGACATTGCTTGTATATCAAAAAACTCTTGGTACATATCATCTGATTTACCTAAAGTTTCTAATAGTAAAGAATATGCTTCTTGGTGAACTGCTTCCATTGCAGCAAAACTCACTAGCATCATTCTTATTTCTGGTTGTTTAAATGTTGGTAGATAATGTTTTGCATATCCACAACACACATCAACATCTGCCTGTGTAAAGAATCGAAAGATGTTATCTATCAATAGTCTTTCATCAGCAGACAGTTTTTGGTTGTAATCCTTTATGTCATCTTGAAGTGGTACTTCATCAGGAAGCCAATGCATTTGTTGTTGCTTTTTGTACTTCTCAAAAGCCCACGGATAGACAAAAGGTTTGTAGTATTCTCTTTCTTCTAATAAGTTCATTTATCCCTCACAGCTTAGACACTCTTCATTCTCGAAGATTATCTCTCGTTTAGCCTGAGCAGTTACATTATCAGCACGACTGATAGCTTCACTTCTCAAGTAATACAATGTTTTAATATTTTTTGCCCATGCCAACATATGTATATTATGCAAGTCTGCTTTATTTACATCTGGTGGAAAGAACAAGTTTAAGCTTTGCGACTGACAAATAAATTGTTGTCGCTGAGACGCGTGTTCTATTATCCAAGCTTGATTGATTTCAACTGCTGTTTTGAAAACATCTTTCTCCCATTCATCTAATATATCTAGATGTTGAACACTACCTCTGTTTGCAATAATGCTTTTCCATGTATCTTCATACAAATCAGTGAGACCTATCTTAGTCATAAGAAGTTCATCTAAGAATTTATTTTTTACTAGATTACTTCCAGACTTAGTCTTCTGTGTGTATGCGTTTGCCCTAAACGGTTCGATACTTGGAGAAGTATTACCACATAAAATACTAGAGCTAGCATTAGGTGCGATTGCTAATAAGTGTGCATTTCGCACAGAAGCAGTATCATCATCTGGACATGCTCCTCTTTCTATTGCTAATTCTCTAGTAGTTTTGTCTGCGTTTGATTTTATATAATCAAACATTTCTAAGTTTAATTGGTTCGCCATTGCACTCTCAAAAGGTGTATTATTCTTTTGTAGATATGCATGGAATCCCATTGCTCCAAGCCCAATGCTTCTCTCCCTGTACGCACTAAACTTGGCTTTTTCTAATTGACTTGGCGCATTTTGAATAAAGTATTCTAATACATTATCAAGCATACGAATCAAGTCTGGTATAAATGCGGGGTGTTTTTTCCACTCGTCATAATACTCTAAATTTACACTTGAAAGGCAACATACTGCTGTCCTTTCTTCATTTGTAGCTAGTGTTATTTCACTACAAAGATTACTGTGATGAACTCTTAATCCCTTTCTGGTTTGAAAGTCTGGGAGCTCGTTGTGTACTGCATCTTCGAACATGAGGTAGGGCTCTCCTGTCTCCATTCTGTTTTGTAGTATCTTAACCCAAAGAGCCCGAGCACTAACAGTCTTAATAACCCTTTGAGTATGGGGGTCAATAAGGTTCCAGCTATCATCAAAATCAGGATACCTTGTGGCGTTATGGATAAGTTCCATAAATTCGTCAGGCACCACCACAGCGTGATGTAAGTTAAGGCACTTACGGTTAGTGTCCCCACCAGTAGGCTTCCGTACATCTAAAAATTCCTCTATTTCGGGGTGACTCATATGTAGATATCCTGCATAACTTCCCCGTCTAGTTACACCCTGCGAAAATGCTAACATCTCACTATCTACAACTTTTACAAAAGGAATCACTCCAGTAGACTCAGAGCCTTTTGATGTTCGTGTTCCTGACGAACGAACATCACTCCAAGTACCACCGATTCCACCACCAAAACTACTTAGAAAAGCATTTTCTACATAGTGGTCTGTAATACCTTCTCTACTGTCATCAACATAATTTAAGAAACAACTTATTGGTAATCCTCTGGTTGTTCCACCATTAGATAACACAGGAGTTGCAAACATAAACCACATTTGACTAACATAGTCGTATAACCTTTGTGCATGTGCTTCATCATCTGCAAATGCTTCTGCAGCTCTGACAAAGGCTTCTTGTGGTGACTGTTCACCAGGTATCATATAACGGTCTTTTAGTGTTGCAAGTGCAAACTCATCTAGCAAATCGTCTCTTTTATAATCTATCTTCACTGACATAATTTTCTACCAATTTTATTATTTCATCTCCGTGTCCAAGCAATGCTGCCTCAACATCATATGTTAAATCCATAAGTTTGACTCCGATTTCTAATCCTTCACTTCCAAACTCATTTAAGTTTTGAATGTATTTATATTTTCCATCAATAGGCAAACTTGCCATAATATCAAAAACATCTCCATACTGTTCTATTAGTTGAGTTGCACGCTTTGGTCCAACACCAGTAACTCCTGGAACATTATCTCCTTTATCTCCTGTTAAGCACTTATAAGTAAGAAAGTACTCAGGGTCAAAATCGTAATGCTCATCCCAGTTATGAATAGTTGTTTCCTTTCTAGTTACTGTCGAAAATCGACTTATTTTTGGGTCAACTAGTAAATCCCAATCTTTATCTGATGATACCATCCAAATTTCATCAATACCAAGCTGTTCTCTTTGTTGGCATATATGAGCTGCAATATCATCAGCTTCAACTCCCTGATACTTAAGAGTAAGATATCCTTTTTCTTTCAACTGATTCATTGTTAGTTGAAACTCTGCAAGGAACTCTAAGAACTCTGCTTCTTCTTCAGGTGTTTGTTCTGCATATCGTTCTTTACGATTTGCTTTGTACTCTGGATAAACTTCTTTACGATAGTTACTACCGCCGTCACCTAAGACTACTATTTCTCCACAGTTATAGGACTTTGCAAGTGATTGAACTGTACGAACATAATCATGTTCAAAGTCCAACTTACCTTGGTGTTTCCATCGAAAAGCTAGATTGAGTCCATCAACAATCAATAAGTTCCCATTCGGGATTGGCTTTCCATGGCTCGTAAATTTTATCGCCATTTGTAAATTTTATTTCCTCTGTTTCTAAAAATTTTTCGGCAAAGGTGACATAGCACCCTAGCCAGTTTATATACATATGTTTTTTGTAAAGTGGCTTTCTTGTCGTTGCCACATACCATTGAGAGTGATTTTCTTTGAATATAAGCAAAGGTTCTTGTTTCATTTGCTGTGCTTGTTTACAAAGTTTTGACCACCACCCAACGAAAGTATTACTCTTTTGAGTAAAAATTTTATGATTGAAAGCCATATCACGATAGAACTTAACTTCTATTGTAAATATGTTATGCTTGTGTGGTACATAAAGGTCTCCCTTAATTTTACCACTACCACTTCCTGGAGTCTGCGTGAAGGTTAGACCAGTATGTCTGTGTAACATGGCAGCGACTTTTAACTCTGCGTCATGTCCTTTCCTTCTTGAATTAACCAATCATTTTCTCCAGCTCAACATAACCTCCAATCTTTTCGCCGTCCACAATAATCTGTGGAAATGTTCTAGCTGTTGGAAAGAGTTCTCTTACATCTGTAGCTTGAAACTCTTGACCCATCATGTTATAAATTACTTCATGTCCTTTGTTCATTGCTAAATTTTTAGCCTTAACACAATATGGACAGTTTGGTATACTATATATTTCTACTTTCATTTCATTGTCTCCTCAATGAATTTTCCTAATGTTTCTATTTCTTGTTCTGAGAGCATAGCTGCCTGACCCCACATTGTAGAACTCATTGCACCAACTTCTCCTCTATTTTTATATGTAGTAAGTCTGTCGATTATATACTCTGAATTTTGTCCTGCAAGTGCTGGAAATACTGCCATGCCTTGACCTTGATTACCATGACAAGCTGCACAACCTGCCCATAAACCTCTGATAGAACTAAAAGGGTCGCCTTCTGCAGCCGCTCTCTTTTTCTGTTCTATTTGTGCTGGTGTTCCATGTATTCTAACATACTCTTCGTAGCACTCTCCTGTACAAGCATGAGCTCTCGCGTAACCTGAGTACTCTAAGTTTTGATATGTGTATGTTATCAATGAAAACATAACTGCTACTATTGTTATTACATAAAATTTCATACTGCTTTTCCTATTAAGTAAAATGCCATGAGCATACCGCCAAATACAAATAACTGAACAAAAGCCATAAAGGCAACGAACGGTATCTGTATATTTGCCCACCAGTCTAATTCCTTCTCTTGCCACTCTAGCCACTCTTCTTCAGTAGCGTCTACTGTTTTGTTCAACTGTAATTCAAGTTGCTGTTCATACCTACTTTCTTTCACAGGTACTTTTGGTTTTATCGGTCTTTTCCAGGGGTCTAACTGCTCAGACATGATATATTGTCTTCTTTAATTATCTCTATCTTTTCAAGCAGTGGGTGAGTCCAGCCGTGAGAAACTAAATATGTATTTAGATTTTCTTCTTTGAGCAGGACTTCCACTACTTTTTCTTTTCCTTGTTCATCTAATGCTTGATTAACTTCGTCAAGGAAAAGAACATTGATTTGACTTCTACTAATGGAAGTCATCAACTTTCTAATGGCGACTAGTGTTGCAATATTTACTCTTGCTAGCTCACCAGAAGAAAGTGCTAAAATATCGATAATGTTTCCATTATCGGATACTTCTACATTTAGTTTATCGTTTTCTACAACAAAATTTATACTGAATCTACCATCACTGAACTCTGCAAGATACTCGTTTGTAAGTATCTCTAGTTCCTTGACAAGGGATTCGATTTTGTAGGCCAAGAGCCCGTTTGTACTAAATGCTTTTTTAAGTATCTCAAGAATCGTAAGTTTGTCCTCTGAACCGCTAAGTCTAAGTTCGAGTGATGACAGTTGCTCTTGAAACTGTTCAGTTTGTTCTTGTATAATTCCAATTCTTGTGTTGTGTCGTTCTCTTCTTTCATTTTCTTCTACTATCTTCGAAAGAGAGTTCCTAGTAGTGGCAATCCTCTCGCGAAGCGCTTGAATCTTATCGCCCAACTCTTCTCCGTTAATGACTTGTGTAGGGAGTTTGTTGTCGATACTCCTGTAGATGCTTTCCCAATCTTCGATGTTTTTGGCTGCTGTCCTATGTATCTCATTCTGTTCTTCTACCTCTTCTAGTTTTTCTCTATCTTTTTGTGCAAACTTTTCGCACTGTTGTTTTCTTTCTGTGTGTTCTTTTATTGATGTTTCCACAAATAGTTGGTCAATATCTTGACCACAAGTAACACACTCTGCATTTTCCATACCCGCTAGGGCTTCGTATTTCTGTATCATTTTTTCTTCATGTATAGCTTCTGACTTCCATGCTCCTAAACGAGTAAGGTAATCAGTTCTATCCACAAGCTCTGGATACATTGCTAATAATCTTTTGTTTTCGTGAAGGTCGATTGATTTTAACTGTTCCTTCAGATTATTATTAGTATTTATATTTTTGTTCTTTTCGGAGATATTTTCAAACTCTACTTGTAGAGAACTTAAAGTTTTCTCATCATCTTCCGACTGAAATGGTAAATCCATTTTCTCAAGTAGTGTCGTATCTTCCAAAAAATTATCTTCTAACCATTTCTCAATAGTTGAGATTTTGGCGTTGGTTGCTGTAATATCACTTGAAGCTACTCGTACTGCTTCTTTGAAAGTCTCAAAGTACGACACATATTCGTCTAATTTTAATAAATCGATTAGGAACTTTTTCCTATTTGTATCTGTCGCTGTGAGGAATTGTAAAGACGCATTAGTATTCTGATACACCAACTGTGAGAAAGTTTTGAAATCTATTCCAAGTATTTCTCCCAAACTTTTATATGTATTAGACGCAGTGTGTGAACTTATATCTTCTCCGTTCTTCGTTAGCTTACATTTAAGTGTAGACCTACGACTAACAGAAATGCAATAAGAATCACTATCAACACTGAAGTCAAGAGATATATCATATCCCTTGTTAACATATCTATTAGCGATGTCTGCTTTTTTAACATTTTTACTATTCTTATTAAATAAAACTTCTTCTAATATTAAAGGTATAGAAGATTTACCAACTCCGTTAGTTCCAACTAATTGTGTAAGTGTAGACTCTGATAAGTCTATCTCGTTGCCTGTTCCATAAGAGAAACAGTTATCCCACTTCAGTTTTTGTAGAATAATCATTAAAAACTCCCATAATATTTCTTATTTTATTATCATCTAGTGATAATATCTGCTGTAAATAAATGCCTAGTTCATCAGAGATTGTCATATCCCCATGTAAATCTAGCGTTGCTTCAACTGTTCGTTTTACAACTTTTTTATCAAGTAGTTCAGAGTTTTTGACTTTTGCCAAATCTGATACATCTCCTTCTAGTTCATAGATAGTATGGTGAAAGTCTGTCTGTACCATTTCATCGGGACTGTCAACAGTCTTACGAATAAGTTGTGGTAAGTCAAACTTATACCATGTCCAGTTCATATTATCATCAATAGTTAAATAACCCGTTTGGACTTGGTTTCTATGAAAAGATGTAGTCATTGGGCTTCCTGGGTACACAATATTTCGTTGAGTATTCTCGTGAGCATGTAAGTCTCCAGCAAACACCGTTTTGAACTTGTCAAATCTTTTCAATTCTACTTCTGGTACTACATGAGGTGGTATCTCACCACGAACATGAGTAAATAGATACTCTGCATCTATCGTTTCTATACTTTTCTTTCTATGCAAATCTGCATAAGGCAGTATCGCCCAATTATCCTCATAGTAAGTTTCTGTTATCACTTCTACTAGAGGGTTAATATCTTGTGTGGCACGAATCAAATTACTAAAAAATGTATAGTTTTTCTTAGTTGCTTCGTGGTTGCCATCAAAAATTATTGTTCTTACTTTTTGTTGTCTTACGAAATCGAAGTATAAAGTAAGTTCATCCATAGAAGGGACTCGGTCAAACAAGTCCCCTCCAATGATGTGTAAACTTATATCATGTTTCTCTATAGCTTCCTGTACTTGTTCGAAGAATAACTGATACCTGGAACAAGCCCAAGGTATAGGTACATTCTTTTGTCCAAGTTTTATATGCCAGTCTGCTGTAAATAAAATCATCCTACGAAGTTTTCTCCTGGTTGCCATTCACAACCTGTTAGTCCACCTGCTTTTAGTGCTTGTAAAGTTCTAAGAACTTCATTTGCATTTCTGCCTGTGTCTAGAGCATTTACAGATACATGCTGTATTACATTACCGCCATCGACAATATAAGTTGCTCTATAACAAACTCCTTCGATTTTATTAACTATATCTAGTTCTTCCGAAAGAGAAAGTCCACAATCAGCTACAAGTGAATGTTTTATATCTTGGATAAGTTCATTATCTTTTTTCCAAGCAAGTTTACAAAATTCGTTGTCGCCACTAAATCCGCAAACACTTGCTTCAGATACTAACATATCCATACCTGCTATTTCTGTAGGGCAGATAAAAGTAAAGTCTTTTGGGTAAAAGTAAAATACTTTCCACCCTGCAAAATCACTTAATGTTACTGTTCCCATGTTATTTTCGCAGTCAACACCCTGTAACTCAAAGTAAGGAAATTCTTCGCCTACTCCAATCATGATACATCAAACTCCTCTGAAACTTCCTGAGAAGGTTCATCTGCTTGGTTGTTTACTCTTCTTAATAACTCTAACTGTGCGTCAGCTGTAGGTCTTGGTAGAACATCGTCCATAGACTTTAGATTTGCAACTAAGTCTTTTTCCCAATCTTCTAGTTCTCTTGGTTTGCACTTAAGAACTTGTAACTGATACTCAACATTAAATACCTGTGGACCTGTCTTCTTTCTCTTGAAATGAATGTCATATCCTGTAACAGGGTCTGTTGGGTCACCTAACTCTTCCATAGCTACAATCATTTGGTCAAACAATTTTCTCTTTAGATTAAGATTA